AAACTAGAACTTCCTTTATACGGAAGTATCGCAGCTGGCGCGCTTTCGACTGTTGATCCAGTCACTAAAGATGATGTGGAGTATATAGCTTTGCCGAAGCACATGTTAGGGAAATATTCGGACAGAAAAGATTTATTCGCCTTAAAGGTGAACGGCGAGAGCATGAATAAGGTTATACCGAACGGCTCTTATGTAGCTTGCAAACCGATCGATACGATCGACGAGCTAAAGGAAGACGATATAGTGATATTTAGTCATGACAATGAGTATTCCATGAAACGATTCAGGAAAGATGAAGAAAATCGACTATTGATCTTTAGCCCTGAATCAACCTTCAAAAAGTATCATGATATTGTTGTTCCATATGACACAGTTAATGATCTTAAAATCTATGCTAAAGTCATATGGTATGCCGTGTTATTAGATTGAGTCTTTAGCGCTAAAGATTTAATCAGGGCGGGCGACGGCTCGCCCAATTTTTTTCTAAGGGGGGTTGACTAATGAGAGTGGCCATTTACGTGAGAGTTAGCACAGACGAACAAGCAAAAGAAGGTTTTTCTATCCCGGCTCAGCGCGAACGGTTACGGGCATTTTGTGAAAGTCAAGGTTGGGAGATTGTGCAAGAGTATATCGAAGAGGGTTGGTCTGCAAAGGATTTAAATCGCCCACAAATGCAACGGTTGCTTAAAGACATAAAGAAGGGAAATATCGATATTGTACTAGTTTATCGGTTAGACCGATTAACAAGGTCTGTGTTGGACTTGTATTTATTGCTTCAGACGTTCGAAAAATACAATGTGGCGTTTCGTTCGGCGACAGAGGTATATGACACTTCTACGGCGATGGGGAGGCTGTTCATCACGCTTGTCGCCGCGCTTGCGCAATGGGAAAGGGAAAACCTTGCGGAACGCGTGAAATTTGGCATCGAACAAATGATTGATGAGGGGAAAAAGCCTGGCGGGCATTCCCCGTATGGATATAAATTTGACAAGGATTTTCACTGTACAATCATCGCAGAAGAAGCAGACATCGTCCGAATGATCTATCGTATGTATTGCGACGGGTACGGATACAGAAGCATCGCAGACCGGTTGAATGAGTTGGGAGTGAAGCCGAGAATCGCGAAAGAGTGGAATCACAACTCCGTGCGTGACATTCTAACCAATGACATCTATATCGGCACATATAGATGGGGGAATAAAGTTGTCTTGAACAATCATCCACCGATCATCAGCGAGTCGCTATTCCGAAAGGCACAGAAAGAAAGGGAGAAGAGGAAGGTTGACCGAACAAGGGTAGGAAAGTTTTTGCTCACCGGTCTTTTGTACTGCGGAAATTGTGACGGGTATAAAATGCAAGGGTCTTTTGATAAACGCGAACAAAAGACATACTATCGCTGTCTCAAATGCAACAGAATTACCAATGAGAAAAACATTTTAGAACCCTTGCTCGATGAAATTCAGTTGCTTATCACTTCGAAAGAGTATTTCATGTCTAAGTTCACAGATCAATACGATCATCAGGAGATGATCGACGTATCCGCTTTAACCAAAGAGCTTGAAAAAATAAAAAGACAGAAGGAAAAATGGTATGACTTGTATATCGACGAAAACAACCCCATCCCAAAAGAGGAGTTGTTCTCAAAGATTAACGAATTAAACAAAAAGGAAGAGGAAATTTACAGTCAATTGAACGAAATTGAACCAGAGGATAATGAACCTATCGAAGAAAAGTATAACCGGTTGAGCAGGATGCTGGATTTTAAAAAGCAATTTGAACAAGCGAATTTTTTCACCAAAAAAGAACTCCTCCTGAGCATCTTCGAAAAGGTTGTAATATACAGAGAAAAAGGGAAGTTCAAGAAGATTACACTTGACTATACTTTAAAATGACCCCAACCTGTGTAAGAGTTAACTTCGCGCATGCAAACTTAACTTTTATACAGGTTAGGGACGATGTATTATTTTCAACGATAATACTTTAAATAAAATAAAACATCAAGGCGGAGCTTTCACTCCGCCGCTTCTCCTTCCCACATCTCTTCGAGTGCCTCCTCAACAAACTCACACACTGCCAACACTCCTTCGATAAACGCCCGTTCCCGTTCGTCACTTGTCTCCATTGTCGCATATTGCAGTCGGTGATCTGCGACGGTTGCTTGCAGCAAAAGCAGTTTCACCAAAATATTTCCCATCACGATCCCTCCTCACACTTTCAATAGACATTCGCAAGGCACGCCGTACTCTTTGGCGATCGCTTCAATTTGTCGCTTCTTTACGGCTGATACGGTATAGAACAGCAAGACGGGTTCCCCTAGCTGCTGACGTTGGATAAATCGGAATAGATAAGCATAGCGCTCGATTTTGCGTTTGTTCTCCAACATCTTTTGTGTAATATCCACCTCAAGAAAATACATCTGATCGTGATAGGTGAACCGCGCATCAGACACAATGCTATAATCTTTTCCGCTCTCCCGCCATCTTGTGCGCGGTTCCGCTTTCCAGTCTGCTGGATAGTGATAAAAGATGTAGATGTCATTCCGCATAACGATGTGTTCCAGCGGGCTGTTCCGGCGAATCGTCGCCTCTCCACCTACCATTTCCGCCCCCTTTTTGTTCAAGTAGTAAACATCTTCACCGATGCGTTTTGTATTCGTGTATTCACGAATGCCACTCAAAATACGGTTGGCGTTGCGTTTGCTTCCTAGATCAAACATGTGCTGTATTTGTGAACGAGAGAGGGCTTGCAGGCTACTCAAAGCATATAAAATCCTCATCTGCCGTTCGGTGAGCCTCGTTTCGCTTCTCAACACAGTACACCTCCAAACGTTTTGTCATTTCCTCGTCGTCGATAAGAGGTGTCTGAACGATCATTTTCTCATGTGTTTTGATGATGGCGCGGCCTTTTATGTCGCTTGGCAATTCTTCAGCGCCGTGTTCATCAATCACTACAGACGAAGCGTAGCTGGTTGGCAACCGGAATGAAATCTTTAGGTCTGCGTTCTGTTTGATCTGCCTTGGCAGCGCATCAGCTGTTGGATATTGCGTACAGAACACTAATCGAAAGCCCAACGCTCCGCCGATCCGAGCAATTTCGGACAATACACTTTGACAATAGGAGAGCATATCGCGGGTTTCTTTTGGCATGAATCGTTCCGGCACTAGTTGAGCCGCTTCATCGACAAACAGAAATGTTCGTTTGGGATATGGGCTATTTACCACGTTAGCCCAGCCATTTCGCTTAAATTCGATCATTTTCTGCTCAAGCAGTGTCTTAATACTCTCCAAGCATTGAAACGCCTCTGCTGGGCTGCTAGCCACGTTTATGACCTGTTTAATGTTTCGGTACTTTTCAAATTCCAAACCACCCTTCATATCGAGAATAAAAATTTCCACATCATCGGGATGGTGCTCGATGAGGTAAGTCATTGCCGACTTGATGAATACCGTTTTTCCGAAGCGTGTTGTTCCGCCGATGACACAATGCGGCGTCTTGTCGAAGTCGTGAAAATGCCATCCCTTTTCGTTGAATCCCAATGGAATCACCCATCCATCTCTATCCGGCACGTCTTTATACGACACCTTTTCCGGCATCGCATGATGGAACACGTCAATATACAGCCACTTTTTGGATGTGACTTCCACATATCGGTCAAGCGTAGCACTCAACACTTCCTCGATAGGTTCAATCGCTTTTTGGGTCAACCCTAACGGCACACGGTACACATATCGGGTGTACAGCTCCTTTTTCTCCTTGGCCACTAATTTCGGATAGACGTGCTCATTTCGGACAGTCGCGCCGATTTTTAAATGTCTAAACACATTGTCTATATCACGCTCATAATCTTCTTGTCTCCGTCGGCCGAATGCAACGGCCGCTGCCCCCACCGTGAGAGGGAGAAGGAAAAATTCAAGCATTAAAACCACCCCTAGAGAGAAGAACTATCCCAATCGCCGGGTATATTCCCGATAGCTTGGGCATATAATAGAATACAGGAACATGGACCAGCTCACCCGTGTTCTGTAGGGGAATGTGCGAGGGAATGACTTACAAGAACATCTCGGACAGGCGGCTTATGAAATAGAGCAAGCCCGCGCATATTCCCGCCT